CCATTGCAATAGCCTTACCTGTCGATGCTCTAGCATTCAATTGTGTTTGTATGTTACTTGTTACACCGTCCAAGTAATCATATTCTGTATTAGTAACACCAGTATCGTATAAGTCTTTAAGATAGTTCAATTCAGTTACAGATCCATTGTATCCTGTTAATTTATTTAGTTCTGCACCTGAAGCTGTAACTGCTGTTCCACCATAATTTAAATTATCTTGTGCTATATTTATTTCACCATCACCTTTTGGTGTAATGTCTATGTCGATGTTAGAATCATCTCCCATAGCTCCAACAACTATAGCACCACCTGATGCTGCATTAGTTATCTCTAAAGCATTTACGGCAGAACTAGCTGTCTGTAATACTATACCTTCATTACCGTTTGCATCAGCAATAAAACCACCATCAACTATCTTAGGTGCAGTTAGTGTTTTGTTTGTAAGTGTTTTAGTAGTACCAGCAAAGTATGTATCAAATGTATCTACAGATGTTTGTCTCATTGTACCTGCATCGTTAGTGACAATACCATCACCACCTGCAACTGCTGTAGTACCTACTGTAGTATCTCCATCAGATGTAGTATTTATTTCTGCACCTGTTGCTGCAACACCTTCTACGTTTTTGTTTGCATCTACATATGCTTTGATGCTTTGTTGTGTAGCTAGTTTAGTTGCACTGTTAGAAGCCATATTATCTTCATCAGCTATATCTGTAATTGTTACTGTACCATCTGACAAACTTCCAAAGGTTATAGTACCTGTACTAGTTATTGCAGATGAGCCATTATTGATCGAACCAAAGCCAGAAGTAATAGTGCCACTGTTTAATGCACCAGTAGAAACTAGGTTAGGCATTGCAGTTATTTCATCGTCAAAGTATGCAGCTAAGTCTGTAACTGCTACCTGCTTCATGGTTCCGTTATCGTTGACAACTACTCTGTCTGCATCTGCTATTGTAGTACTTGAAGCTGTTGTATCACCATCCATAATGTTTAGTTCAGCAGCAGTAGATGTAACCCCATCAAGTATATTTAATTCAGCAGCGGTAGATGTAACACCATCGAGTATGTTTAGTTCTTCTGGTGTAGATGTAATCTGTGTTGTACTTACAGCAGCTAGTACTGGAATTGTACCTGATTGGTTAGGTAGGTTAATTGTACGATCAGCAGTAGGATCTATTATAGTAAGTGTAGTTTCATTCTCATCAGCAGTAGCACCTTCAAACACGATTGCATTCTCTGCATTCATTGTAACAGTATCTACAATTGTCTGTGTACCAGTAACTGTAAGATTACCTGCAACAGTTAAGTTATCGCCTATGGTTACTTCAGATGTACCATGTCCTATTGTTACAGCAGTACCAGATATGCCAGTACCGATAGATACAGACTCACTACTATTAGCTGTATCAACAATAAGATACGCATCTGATCCCTGTTTAATTGTAAATGCAGTAGCTGAGTTATCTGATACAGCTACATTAATATCTGTACCATCAGCAGAGATAGAGTCAACAGCAATATCACCTACATTAGTTATGTTACCATCACCTACACTAATTGCAGTAGCACTAAGAGTTCCAGCTAATGCAGTGTTAGCTCCAGTAAATGTAGCAGCAGTAGTAGAGCCAGATTTAATTATTAAGTTACCAGAGTTATTTGTTAATGCACCATACTGTGTGCCATCATCTTTTAGTAATACATCAGCACCGTCTGCATCTAGTATAATATCACCAGCAGCATCTATTGTCATGTCACCAGAAGATAGTGCTATAGTTGTACCATCTATATTAAAGTTATCTACATCAATACCAGCATCAGCAGTAATCTTACCAGTAGAAGTAAGTGTTCCACCTACGGCTGTATTACCACTAATATCTGCTGTACCATTTATATCTATTGCAGTAGCTGTAAGGTCAATCTCATCTGTAGCTCCAAGAGAAAGAACAGTAGCACTAGAGCCGTGAATAAATTGTGAAGCATCATTAAACTGTATCTTATTAGTAGAATTAAGAAGTATTCCAGTATCAGCAACATGGGTAAGAGTAACATCTTGGTCATCTCCCAAATTAATTACAGCACCGTCTGCAAGAAATAAATCACTAAACTCTAATGATGATGTACCTAATGCAGCACCATCAGAAGCATCAGGAACAAATGCAGTTGTGGCAGTTATTGTAGTTCCTTGTACTGTACTAGATCCAGTAAGCGCACCAGTAACACCTAACGTACCAGCTACAGTAGCATCTTCCATTCTTGTAGTACCTGCTGAATATATATCTTTAAATTTTAATGAAGCAGTTCCTAAATCTATATCATTAGTGGTTACAGGAACAATAGCACCATCTTGAAGTCTAAACTGCTGTACAGAAGAAGAACTAACTTGCACATAAAATTCTAAATGGTCATTAGATGTATCTATAAGAACTTTGTTATTCTGATCAGCATCAGCTATTCTATCTATTGGTGGTCCTTCTGCTGTTGTACCATCATGTGAGTGACCTGTAGAATTATTAAAAGCTGATAAAAGTTGGTTAAGTTCTGCATTAAGTGGTGCTGCTGATATAACCTCACCACTAACTATTTGTGCTGCTGATTGTCTAGTATATCCTGCCATTATCTGTATCCTGCATCTTGATATGTTATTGAGAAACCTGCTATACTATAGGGAGACTGAGTTCCTGTTGATGTTATAACTAGAGAGATCGCCCTACCCGATCCTTGTATATTTGATTCTAAAACTGGACTAGTAGATCCATCATACCTAAACGTAGCATCAAAAGTACTTCCTGTTGTTGTATATCTAGCTAGTGATCCTGCTGTTGTTAATGAGTATGTTGTTGGATCTGGAACATTTGGATCATCCCAATCATACGCTATACCTAAGTTGATTGTAGATTCTCCTTCTGGTCTGGTAAACAAAGTTATATGTTGAAATATTTTTCTTTTTTCTGTTGAGTCAAAGTATAAGAAAGGGGTTGCATAAACTGCCGTAACATCAGCAGTATCAAAAGTACTACCAGATTCTTGTTGATATATCTCACCATTTAGATCCCCATGTAATACAACTTCAACATCATTGATTAAACCACTGGTAGCTACGAAAGCTCTTATACCTAGTAATTCACCAAACTCCCAACCTACCCTTCTATCTGCAAATCTAAGTCCACCTATAATACCTGCTGTATCTGAAGCTGCTGTAGTTGTTTTAGGAAAGAAGTAACGAAACTGAGACTTATTTCTAATAACTACAGAAGACATATTATTTAAATTATGTGTACTAGGTAGAGCCTGTAATAATTGTTGAACAGGTTTAGAGATAGTTTCAAGCTCAACGTCACCAATTCTAGCAGTACCTTGAATAGGACGTATACCATCTGATGCTAGAAATAATACGTCACCACCTAATTCAATAATACTGTCAGTAGCAATACATCCAATATTATCTGTTACTTCTGAAAGAATGTAATCTGCTTTTACTGATCCTGTTAATTTTTTTATTTTAGTTTTACCAAATATGTATAGTGCATCTCTAAACTTTGCTAGTCCAGTAATATTAAATCCGACATTAATGTTACCTGATCCACCGCTATTAGTAAATGCATCGTCATCGTTAGGTTCACTAAATAGTAATATGTTTGGACCTAATCCTGTCGTAGGAAATCCAGCATAGAACTGATGATTTTTAAAATCAGTAGTAAAAGAAGCACCTGTAGGATTGTAATCTCCTCCTGTTGGATGAACCGTAAATGTTGATCCACTTAACTTACTAGGACTATTAGCACCATCACATATTATAACTGCTTCAGTACCTGTAAAAGAATTTGTATTATGTCTTAGTTTATCTACATCAACAGATGATATGTTTGATACTACTGTTGTCCATCCTGTAGATGTATATTTCCATACACTGTAAAACTTACTATAGTTTGCTGTTACTGAAGACCCACCTCCACCACTAACTGTAGAAGTAGCAGCGGATGTAAAGGTAACGGTATAACTATTTGCATCAGGAACTGTAACAACTTGCATCTCTACAGAGTTAGGAGTAAGACCCCCTATTGCATCACTACCAGAAAAAGTTACAAAGTTTCCTACAACTAATCCGTGTGAAGTATGTGCGACTGTTATGGTAGCACTTGTATTTGATACACTAAAAGGATTAGACCCTAGTGTCTGAGTTCCATTGTTTGCTGTAAATGTTACTGAACTACCTCCACCAGTAGCACCAGAACTAGCATTAGATGTAAAGGCAACTGTATAACTATTAGAATTAACTACAGAAGCAATGACCATTTCTACTGAGTTTGGTGTTATACCTCCAACAGCAGATGATCCTGCGTATGTTACTCTGTCTCCTACCGACAAACCGTGACTACTGTGTGTTACTGTTATTGTAGGACTACCACTAGTAACAACAAAAGGATTAGTGCCTAATGATCCTGTAGTATCTTTTAAATTTCTTCTGACTGCATACGGTACACCATCTAATATCCATATGCCTATTACTTTACCTGAACCAGCAACAGTACCATAAGTTGAATCATAGTCTGCATAACCATTAATTCTTCTATAACCACCAAACTGTGATATTTCCATATTTAACATACGAACTGCTGATCCTGGATTAGATCCAGCAAGAGCTAAAGCATCCTCGTTTGTGAATAAACCACCACGAGATAATACCGTTACGTCCTTTAACGCATCAGCCATTATAGATTACCATGTGGAACTGCTAGAAGTCTCCCTACTCTCGTATCTCTTACATCAGTAAATCTGTTAATTAATAATGTACGCATACGATCTATACCCTCTTCAAACTTCTGTTTGGTTATAGCTGCCTGTTGTGAGTTATCTCTAAACATATAAGTATGATACAATGCTCCGTCTATAACAACGTGTTTAAACTGATCGGGAACAGTCATAGTATCTGTAGCACTAGACAAATCAGAGGAGTACGCAAAGTAGTTATAATTTACTGTATATGCTACATCAGGTATGGGAGTAAATCCAGCTTTGTTAGATAAGGTTCTATATACATATACAGGTGTTGTATATTCTTCTGATGTTGCATTACCATCTCTTTGATAAAATCTACTTAGAAATGTATCATAGTTTATTAGTTTTAGTATTTTAGCATCAGCATTAATACTATCGTCTTTAGCAATACGGAAGCTATCCCAATCTGCTATTTTAAAATCAGTAGCAAGACTATACTCTGCTGTACCTGCAACTAATGTTATAGAAGCAGAATTAAAATTAAAAGGAAACTCAAATTCTTTTTGGGATATTTCTTGTAAGGAAGCATTTACTGCATCTTTAACTTGAGCGCGAAATCCTGTAGCAGTTGGAAAATCAGTTGCATTTAACTCAACTTCATTCAAACGTCTAAGTGTATCATTAACTAATGTTAAGAATGTTGTAGCCATATCTCGCCCAAATTAAAGAAGGGGGTAGCCCTAACTAAAGAAACTACCCCACAGTACTTTATGCTAACGCATCTCTCGCAGCGGAGGATGCTTCTGCTCCAGCTTCATTGCAATCAATGAGTGTAGCATAGACACGAATCCTTCCTGTAGAAGGTGCTGCTCCTGCTAACAAAACATCAATCGTATCAGTAGTTGATACAAATTGTGTATAGGTTGAAGCAGCTGAACCAACAACTGTGTTAGTCTGACCGTTCGTACCTTTTGCACAGAAACCTGTTGATGTTACGTCTGCACCATCAATAATGTCATCACCTGCTGCAAAGTCGATATCAGCAGTTACAGAAGAGTTAAATGCTTTCATAACTTCTGCACCAGCATTAAGTATAAGTACTCCTGCTGGTATTTCTAGAAGTTGAAAGATATCTCCATCTGCTCCTGAGTATCCTTTTGCAACCATATCATCAATGTCAAGATAAGCCTCAACATTGTACATGAAATGGTGGGTGTTTTGACCTGGAAGAATCGCAACGCTGTCTGCTCCTACGCCTGTAGTAGAGGAGCTTGTCATATCATAAGTAGCCATGATCTATTCCCCTTAACCTGCTATGTTGTAGTGAGCGCGAACAAGTGCTTCAGGACGAAGAACTTTGCGACCATACAGATGCATACCACGAACGATGTCAGCAAAGCTGTCATTGTCACGATAAGATTCAACCTTTTCAATCTGCGAAGCAGTTGCAACAGCAGAGTCATGACCAGCAACGATAGCACCATAATGGGAGCTTGAACCGTTAGTATCAATGGTAGCTGGACCTGTTCCTATTGAAGGAAGGTTGTTTGACATATAAACTCTGAAACCACGAATCAATCCAGAGATAATTCTACCATTGCGTAGAATATCAGTATTTCCTGAAGAGAAATCGTTATTCAATAGTTTAGAGTTTTCGTCATTAAGCTGTTCAGCGAATACTGGATCGACAACAACCCAACGTCCATCACGGTCAACATTTTGCTGATCGAGTAAACGAGCCATACGGTTTAACACTTCCAAAGGAGTTGCTTCACCAGTAGATCCGTCTGGATGCGTTGCAATTGAGTCGGTAGCAGCACCACCAGAAACAAAGCTGTCACGAGCGATTAACATAGATGCTAATAGACCGTTGGCTGCTGCTCCTGCAATAGGATCAGTACCTGATTTATCAGCAGCTACTCGTGCGGTTCCAGCATTAGCACTAAGCGTAGCTTGTTTGAAACCTGTCAAGTAACCTAGAACTTCTTGGTCAAACTGGTCTTTCAAGCGATATCCTGCTCGATCAGTTGCCATTGATTCAAAGTTCACATGAGAGTGAGCTTCTTCTATGTCATCGATCTTAAATGCAAAGTAGTTAGCTTTGTCGATAACGAGTGAGAAATCATCGTCTTCAAGATCTTGTGGAGTTACTTGAGTTCCACGAGCATACTCTTTGACTGTGATTTCTGGTTCTTTGATGATACGCACTGTATCACCGAAATTTGCAATTTCACCAAAGTAATCACTGTTGGTGATGTCCTCGCATATACTGTTCTTACGGAATGCCGACTGAACCTTCTTACTGTAAATTACAGGTGAGAAGTTGCCATTCGACAGGTTTCCATAACCAGCAGCTGTCTTAAAAGCCATTAATTATCTCCTATGTTGGCTATAAATAAGTTCAGGGGCATTTATTCTTGGGTATCCAAAAAGGGGGCCAATTCAAAATGGTGTACCTTTTACTTATGGGTAGTGAGAGTTTATTTAGTTGTCCTAATAAAAGGGGTAAATAAACCCTATTAAGTGATGACGTATTATATCATATTGAAAAATACTTGTCAAGTAAAAAATTACCTAGCAGCACCACTTTCGTCATAATCAAAGTTTCCTGAAGATATAGCTTCCTGTATTTCATCTGAGAACTTCTCCCATTGTTGTCCAGAAAGTTTTCTTACTTTAGATTCAGACCACTTTGTTTTACTATTACCAGTAGGTTCTGATGTTTTCCTACGAGTATTAACTGTTCTAGCTGCTTCTTTAGGGTTAGATTCACCTCTATCGTTAGCAGTTTCTAATTTATATAATGTGATCGCTTTAGCAGCAGCTTCAGGATCATCATCGTTTTCATAGAGAGCCTGTTGTATCATTTTGGGTTGTTTCTCAGCCCACTCATGAAATTCTGTACTAGATCTAAGTTCATCATAATCTGGATGTATCTTGCTTAGTTTAGTTTCAGCAGCTTCTCTATTTACTTTTTGTTCTTTTTGAGCTATGTAAGATAACTTTTCTTCTATATCCTTAGTGCTTTCTCTAGCTTTCTTAGTAGCAATAGTTTCTACTACTTTAGCTACATCAGGATATTTATTAGCCCAATCTTCTATTTCTTCATCAGTTTTAGGGAGCCTTACCTGAGTCTTAGTAAGTTGAGATAGCTGATCTCTAACAGCCATAACTTCTTTTCTATGTTCATCTTCTTTCTTTTGTAGATGTCTTCTAAGATCTCCATAACGCTTTTTAAACGTCTTTTCTTCTGGATGTTCAGGTTCTGCTTCTACCTCTTCCTCTGATCCTGCTCGTTGTTTTTCTAATTCTTCTATTTCTCTTTCATCGTCTTCTATTGTATTTTTACGATATTTCATCGTAGTTACTCGTGTTGGTTCTACAGTCATGTCTGACATTTTTTACTCTCCTCATTGGGGCTATTAGTGGCTCTACCTTATTGTAGAGGGTAACAGGTAGCCATACAAAAATAGTATTGTTTATCCTGATGCGTAATCGTCTGTAAGTCTTTCTATTTGTGCTTCTGTTAAATTAACTTTCATTTGTTTATCTATAGGTTGACCTGATCTATCTCCTTTAATATATACAGCGTTTTGAGGATCAGTTGACTCACCACGTTCATTTGTAAAATTACTAATTGCAGAAGCTAATTCAGATCCTTGTTCTATATCATAAGAACCATCATCATATTGTTTAAGACTTCCTCTAAACTTATCCCTCATCTGTTCTTGATTACCTAAATCTAATCCACCTATAATGTCTAAAAAGTTTTGTCCTTGTTTTCCGCTATAAAAACCTTGTTGTGGTGCAGGTTCTGGAGGAGACATCATACCTCCTTCAGGCATATCAGGCATAGGATCAGCTTCACCTTGACCTCCTCCACCTTCTACAGGCATTGTAGTAAATATATCTTCTTCATCTGGTTTACTAAAGAAAGACTCAAAACCTTCTGTTCCTCTTCTATCTCCTTCTTCTTGACCAAACATTTGATAATGTTGTTTGGCTACATCGTCATAAGTAAGACCTTCTTCATTAGCTACTCTTTCTTGTGCGTTTTTAAATACATCTTTATTCTTAGTAAGGTAATCTAATGATTCATCACTAATATTAGGTTGTGTTTCTAATATTTTAGCTGCATCAT